ATTCAAAATTTTTATCAACTTTTAAACCGTTTGATGTATTTGCCAATGCCCAAATAAAAGCAAATTTTGCTTGTGCATCAGTAGCTATTTCTGGATGCACTTTAGATAATATTGCTAATGCTTTAGTTACTTTTTCGTTATACCAACCAACTGCATTAGGATTTGTTTCTAACGCAAAACCAGCATCTGCAAGTAAATTTTTTATTAAATGTTTTTCTGTCTCTATTGTAAATTCAGATAAATCTACATTTGCTTCTTTTGCTGCATTATTAATACGTTCTTGTAAAGCTACTTTAAAATCACGATTAGTTGCATATTGTTTTTGACCAGCAAAATCGAAACTATTACTAATTTTTCCAAGTTCTAATATGTTGTCTGGAATTACTTTTCCTTTTTTTTGTGGTTTTGCTCTTTGCGCAAATACTTCATCTTCTAACAATTCTTGTTGTTTTAATATATCTGCTGTTTCTCTAGACCATGTACTGCTATTAAATGTAGATTTAACTGCTGTATTGTCAAATACTACTACCTCATCTATACCGCCACTACCTTCTAAAATAACGCCATCATGACCTGCTTCAATAAGTCTATCTTGAAAACCTTTAGCAGCTTTTTCACCACCTAATTGATTGTCTCTTTTTTCTTTTTGTGTTGCATAATATGGATTTTCTAAACGTACATACAATGGGATTATATTAGCCCCTGCATCTCCACGCTTGTTAATAAGATTAGCTTGCGCTCCTATAGCACCTTTTTCTCCACGACTCATATACACACCTTTACCAAGAAATCCAAAATCTTTTTTATTTGGATGATCTAGATTAAATTCACTAAAACTATCTTTAGTGCCATGATACAAAACTTCTGGCACACCATTTTTTTGTAATACTGATTTTCCAAAAAATGCTTTAAATTGTGGTGTATCTATTTTTGCAGTACCATCTTGATTAAATAATTGCTGTTCTGGACTTACTTGTATTTGATCTGTACTAAATACTTTATATGGATATTTTTGTGCAAATGCATCAGGCAATATTCCTAATTTATTAGATTGTGTTATAACAAGATCTCGATAAAATGACGCAGCATATTCAGCATTCTCTTTATAAAATTTGCCTGTTTCTAACAACATAGCTTTAAATTCTTTTTTTACTTTTGCAGCACTGTTTGTAAATTCATTATTTTTGTTTTCTGCTTTTTCTGATATTGCTTTTGCTTCTTCATATAATTGTTCACGGTTAGCTTCAAAATATGTACTTTCTGTTTTACTAAAATCATCTTTATCCCAACGTATATGTTGTTTTAAAAAACCATCAAATTCTGTATTTGCCAGTTGTGCAGCGTATTCACCTGTAGGAATAACAACATCATTACCTATTAACGTACCTGATTTGCTTAATTCTTTTAATTGATTTGCAACTGTAGGCGATACCTGTTCTATGTCTTCTATATTTAATCCTTGCTGCAACATTGCTTCAGTTATTGCTTGTGCATCTACATATACATTTGGTTTGCCGGTTTCGTTACCTAAATTTTGTGTTAAATTTTTATATTGTTTTGCGCTTCTTTTTTTTAAAACACTAGTAGATGAATCTTTTGACAATTCATTTAAGAATATTTCATTTTCTTTTGCTTTTTTAACTTTTTGTATATCACCTAAAAATACAGGGCCACTACCTACCAAACCAACTAAAGACATACCTTGTACACTTCTTATAAAAGTTGTTGCTAGTCTTTGTGCAATTTCTTTGCGTCCTTCTTCTGTTGTAATTTTTACTTGTAAATCTTCTCTATCACTTAATGCTACTGCTAAATCACGACCTAATATATTAGTACTTTCTTGTGCTACTTCTGTTAACGATTCTGCAAGCATATTATTTAAAAAATAATTTTTGGCAAATTTAGTTATTGAATTTTTTACAGTAGGTTTTAATAATTCTTTAGTAATTTGTTTAGTAGTTTCTTTTATTAAAGCTTTTCTAATTGGTGCAGTAACATAACCTAAACCAATAAATTCAAGACCTGCATTAACTAGACCAACACCAGTAGCAATATTTTTGGCAGTTTGATCATCCATACCTTCTTCAACTAAATCTAAGTACATAGATCCACCTTCTATGGCATAGCTATCAAATGCCATTGAGCCTAAAAACCCAACAAGAAACCCACCTTTAGCTGTAAATATAGAACCCGGCCCTGTTACAGCACCTGCAATTCCAGCAGCAGTACCTGTGGCAAGGCCATATTCCAAAGCTTCTGGTAATGTTTTTGAATATTGTCCAAATATTGCAAAACCTTCTTCAAAAATTCCTGTACCATCTGCTTCTAATTCTTGTAATCTATTGTTAATTTTTGCTAGTTCAATATCTAATTCTGGATCTGTATTACCTCCTTTTTTTAAAATACCTATTCTTCCTCTCATTACATTTAATCTTCCTTTTTCCCAACCTTGTTTTGAATTTTCTGGTATTTTTTTAAAATCATTAAATAATTTTTCTAGTCCTTCTAAGTTATTTATGTTGTCATAAGCTAATGCTGCAAATGTTGGATCAGTTAATTGTTTATATAAAACTGGACTATATTGTGCTATTTCTAATCTTTTTAATTTATCTTTTTTATTTTTCTCCATCATCAAGCTGACAGCTTCGTTGCTATTTAAAGCAAACTCTTTTGGTAAATTTAATTCTTCTGCTAGTTTTAAACCTTCTCCAACCATGTCTGGATCTTTGTCCATAACAAGTTGTAAATTAGCTTTTACTTGATTTTTAACTGCTTCTCTATCTTGCTTACGAAATTCATCGTATTGATTAAATGCAGGTGTTTTATCTTTTTTAATGTTTTGACTAGGAGCTAGTTCTAAAACATTTTGTTCTTTGTCTTCTTCTCTAAATTGATCGTAAATACTTGTCATAACTTTTATTTTGGTTTACCTGCACGAACCCAATCGTTAGCAATTTGTTGTTCAGTTGGCGGTGCTAATCCGTCATTTAAATATGATTGTATTATTTTTTCTCTTTCTGGATCTGGTATATCACTTAAGAAAATATTTTTATTGCCTACTTTGACAAATATTTCATCAAACTCATCTTCGTCAACGGCTGCAAGTGGTATTTCTTCTCTACTATATGTACCAAAGAAATTAAAAGATGTTTTTAAGAATACTTTTTCTCCTAATATTTTATTTATAACTGCTTGTTTTTCTGCAAATGTGGCTTTACCATCTTTTTGTATTTGTAATTGATCAATAGCTTTTTTTACTTCAAATTTTAATTGAAAATAATCATCTTTATTACGTTCATTTTTTTTCTTTAAAATATTATCAAAACCAAAATCTTTTAAAGAATTATTAAACATATCTGCGTCTACAGTTGCAGCATTTACTGCACTAGATCCACCGTTTTGTAATTTTTCACCTGCTGCTTTGTATTCTAAATAGTCAGATTGAGTTAATTTACCTCTGTATGCACCTATATTTTCAGGTAAAGTTAATGATGGATCAGCTTCTAACTCATTAATTGCATCAGTTTCAGATTTTTCTGGATGACCATTTTTTAATAACGTACGATCTTCCCTTGTAAAATCTTCTATATCAATACCGTTGTCTGCTAACTTTGTCCATCCACCTTTTTCAGAATATGCAATTTCTTTTGCTTGTTCTAAATTAGCGTCATATATTTCTTCTTTACCTTCTTTTTCTGCTTTGTAAATTCTTTCTAGCTCTGCTATTGCGTATGTAAGCTGGTCTTTGTCTTGTATTGTTTCCTCTAATTTTTTTTTCAAATCTGCTAATAATGGCATTTTTGTTTTTTCATCTGTTCTATATGACGGCCCATCGTTAGGGTCATAATCATAATTAATATCTGATTTTAATATTTGTAAATCATTAGCAACCATTGTGGCAAAAGCATTATCAGCACCTATCTTGTTAGCCATATCTTCATTTGTGTAACCTATTACCTTGTCAATTATTTTTGAATTAAATTCATTTGCATATGTAGGGTCATTTTTTATACGCTCTAAATCTATACCTTCTAGTACTAATTCTTTTTTTGCTTTAGTAAAATATGAATCTGCTTTCTTAATACCTAAATGCTTACCAACAAAAAGATGTATTGTTTGATGTTGTGGTATTAAACGTAAACTAGAATCTTCTTGATAATACTTAGATGTATTTTGTAATTGTTCTAAATATTCTTTAGCATCAGATTCATTTAATTGACTAGTATCTATTTCATCAGGTTTAAAACCATATTTAACAGTTCTACCAGTGCCATCATCAGTATGATTAAAACTATCTAATGAAAATAATTTATTTGCTTTATCTGGAAATGAACCGCTATTAGTATCACCACGATCTGTAAATATTGCATTTGCTTTTATTTCACCTTTTTGTTTGTTATAACCAGTAAGAATTTTTGACGCATAAGTATTGTATGTTGCTGCATCAACTCTACCTGCATCAGTTTCACTATCTAAATATGCTTTAGCATCGTCAAAATCTTTCTTTGCAATCATTTGATTCAAAGTAGATACGTTAATTTTATTAATTACTTTTTGTATTAAAGCTGCTCTTTGCGAACTATTTTCTGGCCAACCTTTATTGTCTGCATATCTAGAAGCTAATAAAAGACTTATAGCTTTGTGTTTACTAAATTCACCAGAACCATCATGCCAATCTTCATAATTCTGCCCGGTTGTATCTGCAATAATATCTATCTCATTTAAAAATTCATTATCACGATATGTTTGAAATTCTGTTATTTCATGCTTAGTCATCAACATATTGGCAGAATTTAATGTACTAGCTGCCTTAGTTTTAAACAATAATTTTTGTGTGTCGTTTTCTAGCGATGCTTCAAACTCTTCTGCCAGTTTTGTAAGATCTGCTTTTGTTTGATCAAGAACGGTTATAGGTTCATCATTATCGTCATAACCAACAATTTTTATAGCATTTTCACCTTCATAAGATGCAAATTTTAATTTTGTTTCATTTACTTTTGCTATAAATTCATTGTGTTTTTGCGTATATACTGCGTCATCTCTTTCTGCTTGTAACTTTTGTGCAATATCACTTACCTGTTGACCAAACTGCATTTGACCTTTTGCCATCTGACGTAATGCTTGGCCTTTTTCATCTGACATTTGTTGGATGCTGCCACCCTGCAACATAGGAGGTGCATTACTTTCTAACTGAACTGTTGGTACTTCTAAAACCATAATTTATTTACCCCAATGACCACCTTTTGCAATCTGACCTATAACACCACCTGCTCCTGTCATTAACGTACTACTCATGTTTAAAAACGGACTAACGGCACTAGCAGAAGCAAACATATTACCTGCTGATACACCTAACATATCTGATTGAATATTTGCTTGCACCCCTTGCATACGCATATTTCCTACAGCTTTAACCTTATTAACATTAATAGTTAACCTATCTATTTCATCCAATACTTCCTGACTTACAGCTACATCTCTTGTACTTCCGTATCCTAAAGTACCTCCTCTTGCAGCAGTAGACGCAGTTCTTTGTCCTTTTTTTATTCCTTGTGCTAGTGACTTAAGTTGCGCCTGTTTATTGTATTGCCTTGATATATGTTGTGCTTGACTTTCAATAGATTTGGCATTTATTTTTGCCATGTATTGTTGGTGTTCAAATTGTAATGCTCTACTTTTTAATTCGTTTTTTCTAAATTTACCTTGAAAATAACTAGCTACGCCACCAGAAATTAGGCCACCTACTGACATTACATCGCCAAATTGTCCAAATTTCTTTTGCCATGACATTGTTGTACTTACCTCAACGCATCCCTATTTTATTAATATACATACACTTTATCTGTTTACGGTCACACTATCCACCTATAGCTACTTCTAATGTCATACCCACAATTGTTAATGGCAATGGATCAGTTTGACGTACAAATAATTGACCGTTATCTTGCCATGTTGGAGTAACCATAATTTTAATATCTTCAGTTTTTAATCTAGGTGGTGCGCCATATGGTTCAGTTGTACGTTGTTTTGCTTCTACTAATTTATCTGCACTAGGGCCAGCAAATATACCAGAAGATTCTAATACTCGTAACCATACATGATTTAAATTTTTTACTCGGCCTTGGCCAAATGCTTCTGCTTGCAATGACATTGGCATAGTTTGCAAATCACTTTGGTATTCTAAACCTACATGAACAACGCTAGATGCTCGATCTAAAGTAATAGAACCGCTAGACACTACTCTTTGTGGATGCACCGCAGCATCTGCCAATATACTGACTGTTTTGCCTTCTAAATGATCTAAACCAGAAATAACATTTCTTGCTACTTCAAATGTTGTAATTCCTGTATTACGCAAACTAGCAGGTAAATCTACATCTAATTTTACTGTTGCAACAGTTGCACTAGATGTGGCAGTTATATTGCAACGATAGTAATTAGATCCGCTAATTAAAACTATTGCATCACCTACATCATCAAGACTTGGTGGTGCATTAAATAAATTATAGTTTGCAGTAATAGTAACGCTTTCTCCTCTTGTGTAATTTGTACCGCCAGATATAGTTACTGTCCGGTTTGTGTTTGTATTTGTACCGTTGTATGTGCTGCCACAATCTACAAAAAAACAATCTCGTGCCTGTTCAAACAATCTTGTACCTAAACGTTCTACATATTTTTTAGTTGCACCATTAATAGTTCTTTTAACAACGCAATACAATACATCGTCATTACCCTCAGATACTACTGCAACGCTTTCAAATGTACCGTCAGTATCGTGTTGATGCCATGCTCCAATAGTTTGTTCTGGAACATATGTAAAACCTAATAATTTACCATTACTACTTATAAACCAAACAATAGGAATAGGAGCTTTAGATAACGCCATATCTGTAACAGTTAAATTGTCAAACAAATGTGGCGCACGCAATGACAAGTCACCAGTAATAAAACCATTAGCTTGCCAGTTATAACCTAATTCTCTAACGTGACCGCCACGAGATGCTGCATATACCATGCTGTTATTTACAATTACTGGTTGTGCATTATTAGCACCAACATATGATTGAGGTTTTACAGATATAGATGTAGGTGTGATAGCGTCACTGTTAATAGACGATACACGCCACTCTGCTGACCCTGTAAGCATAAGTAAATTTGTTAGCGGAACTATATGTCTTATAGTATTTGCTTCACGAGCAGCAACTCTAAATTTAATGCGATCATCATCTCGTATTGGTAAACCAAAAGATAAATTACTTTCAGTACCAGATTTTGTCATAAGTATAGTTTGCGGTTCATTATTAGTACCAGCAAATACTCTGCGCTGTTCAAAATAAGAGACAGCACCGGGATAATTATTTGTAGATTGAAATTCGTTTTCGTATATAGGTGGTGTACGAGAAAAATTTGGTGCAATATTTGCATCTATAATACTTGTAGAAGTTGTTTCACCGAGAAAACCATATATACCAGCCTGTTCTTTATATACTCTGTATTTTGCTGCGCCACTAACTGCGTTCCATGAAATAGTATTTTTAGCTCCTGTTACATAAATATTATTATCAACTGATGCAGAACTTGATTGTGCGCTTTCATCAACAAGGTTACTTGCAACTGCTGTAACAACATATTCATGCGCTTCATATGTATCTGTGTTGGTGCTGCTTGATGAAGGTATATATCTAGAAACACTTACACCTGTAGGTGACGGTAATGGACTAGCAAAGTTAATTGTTCTAAGTTCCCATTTTGTTGCGCTTAATCTTCTTAATTCTCTAGGTGCATGATTAGGATGCACTAATGTCATAACGTCCGCAGATTGTACATAATGCACATCAAATAATTCTGCTTGTTGATATGGATGAGGTATTTCGTAAATATTAGGATTAGTTGGCATGGCGTACCAATGAGTGCTATTTGATATTGCTTGATTTGATCCGGCTGTTCGAGCATAATAATTTACACCGCCACTTTTAGCTATATCACCTATTGAATAATTTGTACTGTTATTATATGCTGCACCATCGTTATAAAATAAAGTTTGGCCTTGTGTATGGAATCTAAAATACTCACTACCCATTTCTATTATCATCGTTTGCACTGTAGAAAAAGTAAAAGATAATAATCGTACAGCTTGATTACTGTTTTTTACTTCTCTTACAAACGAAAATCCCGGCCTGTTTTCTGCTGGCCCTTGTGGTTTTGCTACAAAATTACGCATTGTAGCTGCACCTTGTTGAAACTTGGCATCATCTATACGACCAAACATTTCTGGTGATATTTCACCTCCAGAAAAAGATCTAGAAAACGTGCGTGTAACTGGCATTAATTACCTCCCGGCTGTCCAAGGTACTATATGTTCTACCGTTATATCTCTATGTAAATTATCTGCTTGTTTTGCACTAGATAAATATCCCATCATCATTTGTGTACATCGTTTAGCTTCTGCCATACCTTGATCACCTTTTATTATTGGCCCTGCAAGCATTGATGCCAAATGCCAAGACAATGTAATAACAAATAAATCACTAAATATAGATGTGTCTGTAATTTTACCTTGATATCTAAGCATTGCATTTTCTTGATTGGTATATATTAAATCACCTTCTACTGCAAATTGTTGTGGTGTATATTGTCCAGCTACAATTGTTGGTGCATGGTTTGCTGTTAAATTACCGGGAGTATCACCAGCAGACATTCTTGTAGCGTAATCGTTTTGTGATGATGGAGATATTATTGCGACAGGAGACATCATGTCAGATGGTGCTATATATGCATAATCCCATTGATCAAGACTATTAGTAGTTAATGCAAGATTGCCACGCTTTGCTGCAAAATTCCATGTATGCATTGATAACAAAGTGTTTCTTGCAATTGGATAAAACCGTGCAGCTTTTTCCGCTTGCGCTGATCCTTCTGGAGGATTAAGCGAAGCTATTGTTGCATCATCACCCAAGTGCGCTAGGGCAAGGTTGCAAATATCTACTTCAGTGGCCATGTTATCTCCTAAAAAAAGAGGAGGTTAGCAGTATTACTACTAGCCCCCAAGTAAAAAATAAGAAAACTAATGCCTACTTATTAGCTTCTACAAGTTGACTAATTAAAGTGTCTTTAGTTTGTCTTCTATCTAGTTCAATACCAATAGAACGACCATACACTTCAAGTTCTGCCTTAGTCATGGATTCGTAGTCAACGGATTGAGTAGTTGGCTGAACATCTTCTGACGGTACGGTTGTGTTTGACGCCACAGGTAGATCAGATTCAATTCCACCAACTAATTCAATATTACTATTCGGTTCGCCGTTGTACTCAAATTCATCACCAGCTTCTCGCATGGATTGGTCAACAAAGCACTTGATTTTAGCTCTATAAATAGGCATAGGTTACTCCTT